GATACCATCCAGACCACCTCGCGTATTCCTTTAATGCTAGGCAAGTAGCAGGTAGAGACTACTCAGTAGCTCTGTTCAATACTTCTCAGGGAAGGGGACTGGAACTACACGACGTCTCCGGGCCTATGAAGGAACTGTGGGTCTCTTACGACGTAGTTGATTAGTATAGACGGGTCTCCCCACCACCTCTTGCCGACGTCGCTGTCTATATACTTAGCTCTAAAGTACTTTACGCGACCGTGGGTGTTTATGAAGGTGTCGTCTCCAAAGTGATCTGTCGTATGCTTGAATACGTCGCCGAGAAGCATATCGACGAGATAGGTGTGGTCGCCCTTCCATCCCATTACCGAAGTATTTCCATACATGAGATACGCTTCAGGTTTAAGCATAGTTTCTTTTTGAGAAAAGTACTTAGAATCTTTCCACGGAGTGTCAACTACGCTTATACTTCCATCCTCAATGTCGTCTAGAAGAAAGTCTACTTTCTTTCTTATATCGACGTCTAGGTCGAAGTATAGACCGTATTCAGAATACTTGAATATCAATACTTTGTTCCACCAGGTGTCAAGCTCGTATTCGCTGACGTCTATGAAAGTAATTGGCAGGACAGTATCGTGCTGTCGATCGGTCAAGCATACAAGCTCAAAATCGCGTGATAAATAATTCTTGAGAAGGTGGTAGAGTCTCTCTACGTGCCCTATAGTATACTTTGGCCTTGCAAGTACGCAGAAGACTTTAATAATGGATGCTTCAGTCAAGTTCATCACCCTTAAGTGGGGGACCAAGTACGGTCCCGAATACGTTAACAGACTCTATAGATCTATCGAGAAGACCTATTCCGGTAAGTTTGAGTTCTACTGCTTTACGGACGACGCTGAAGGTCTTGTCTGTAATACAGTAGATATCAACACACTGCCGAACCACGGGTCTATAGTATTCACCGCGGCTAAACTTGATCTATTTAATGATCTTCCATTTGCCGGACCGTACGTATTACTCGACCTAGACATACTTATAATGAAAGACTTGAAGCCGTACTTCGATGAATATAACTTCTCAGAACCTCGCTTCATCAAGTGCAGGTGGCAGCCTCCCGAGAGGATATACGAGTCTTACTACCGTGGAGACTGCTACGTGAACAGCTCGTTCGTTACCTGGACGGGCGACCAGCTCAGGTGGGTGCCAGAGAAGCTAGAGAGACTTAGAGAAGTCGTGCTCCATAAGATCCCATCCTTTGATAAGTTCTTGTTCTATACTAGCAGAAAACAGTTGGCATTTCATCCAGAAAGTATAGTATATGCATATAGCTTTGGGTCTGTCTGGCCAGACGAGAGACCGTACCTGTATAGACCAGAGTACTGTATTTCAATCTTCAATACCTCGCATAGGTCTGGAGTAGAGCTCGACGCAGCAAAAGGCTGGGCTAGAGAGATGTGGCTGAGTAATGAATGACGAGATAAAGAATATATCCGATATCTATGCTAGACTTCATAGAAAGTGGAGGTCTCAGTACGGCAATCCAAACGGTCTACTGGAGTCACACGGCCGGTACGAGAACGTCATAAAGTACGTATACGCATTCGATAAGATCTACGACCACTTTACTTGGCTTGACCGAGTTACTATCATGGCGTCTTCAGACCCGGTGGCAGTATGTCACCTCCTCAGGAAGTTCTATGCCTGCGAGATAACTATAGTATCAGACCATCCGCTTCTAGACAGGTTGAGTGACTTCTTTAGAGAAGAGTACGGTGCAAATATAGTAGATGCCAACCCACTGTTTCAAGACGTGTCAGATCACTTTAGAGATTCAGACCTAGTAGTATTTCCAGAGTTCGAACACTTCGCTCCGTTGAACCTCATTAAATACTATACAGAGAATAAGAGTACTGCGGTCATACACTACATAGACAGAGTAAACCCAAACAGTACCGGAGACCTAGTCCTAAGTGAAGAGGACTTAATCGAGCAGTGTGATTTTAGTAGAACTATTGAATATGGCAGAGTAAAGAACATAAATGACAAGAATATATTCTACGCTATAGGAGTAAGATAATGACAGACGACTATAAGAACGCAACCAGTGCATGGCAGTTCGGAAAGAACCGCAGCAGCTATCACTTTGAAACTGGCATCCGCGACATGCGCTGGGATACAGTGCAGGGCCTTGGTAAGTTTACCGGAGACTGGAATGAAGAGCTAGATGAGGCCATCGCCAAGTCAGTGCCAGTCAACATCTCTACTCGTCGCAAGGCATGGATGAGAGACCGCGGAGTCGAGCACGTAAAGGTCAAGCTCAACCAAGCTGAGATCAATGACTTCGAGGCGATCGGCGCAGACCCAGACATGACCATCTTCAGGGTACAGCACGAGCTGTCTCCTACTTTCCAGAAGATGGTCGACTTGATCGGCCTAGACCAGCATGAGAGTCGCCTTCACATTCAGTTTCCGGGCGAAGCGTTTCTAGGCCACGTAGACAGGTTCGACTTAAACTATCCTGGACAAGAACAGGACGATCTAATGAGGATCGGAATCATGCTTCGTGACTATGAGCAAGGCCACTTCTTCCAGTTCGGAAACCACCTATACCAGTTCTGGCGTGCAGGCGACATCCATACGTTTGACTACAAGCACGTCCCACACTATACCGCCAACAGCGGTCTATCTCCACGAGTGACTCTGTTCACGACTGGAATTATTACTGACAAGACCCGCGCTTTCCTTAAGCAGGCAAGGCACGCGCAGGAAGTACTAATATAAACTAAACTACAGGAAAGTGAAATGAACGCTAATATTTTTCCATTATTTGATCAGACTACTGGGTTCACGCTTATAGCGCTGTACGCAGTAGTCGTATTCTTCTTGACGAGCTTCTTCGCCAAGGGGTTCGACAGTAACAAAGAGAGTTTCTTAGTAGCAAACCGAGAGATCGGCGTAGTACAGGGAACTTTCTCTGCCGGCGCGAGCTGGATCCATGCTCCTGGACTCTTCGTCGCTGCGCAGCAGGGATACAACAACGGCTGGCCGGGTGTATTCTGGTTCAGCTTCGGTAACTTCTTCAGCTACATCGTGTTTGCGTACTTCGTAAACAAGTTCCGCAACGAGAACGGCAAGATGTTTACGCTGAGTGAGTACTTCGGCAGCAGATGGGGTGGAACCATCAGCTTCTTGATACTTCTTCAGCTCCTGTTCTTGACTCTACAGGCACTGACTATCGACCTGTTTGCTGGATCACAGAGCGTGGCCCTCATCACCGGCATTCATCCGATGGTAGTGTCTGCTCTACTGGTAGGCATCGCGCTGACGTACTCTTTCAGGGGCGGCATCAAGGCGTCTATCGTCACTGACGTTATCAAGATCTTAATGATCTTTGTCGGCGTCGCCGTAGTCGGCTATACCGTATACAGCGCGACTGGATGGCAGCCTATCATCGACGGCATGGCTGGTAAGTCTGGCAAGGGTACGTCGCTCTGGAGTGACAGCTTCGCTCTTGGTCTTCTCTTTGGCTTTGGTATTCCGACGGTCATTGGACACTTCGCGTCCGCCTGGACTACAAACGAGGGATACCAGAACGCGTTCAGCATGAAGCCCAACGTTGCGCTTACGGCGTACATCTTGGCTCCATTCTGCTGGCTTGTACTGCAGCTAATCGGTGGACCACTCGGCATGATCGCAGCGGGACTCGGCATTGATGCCGGATCTAAGTCTGGCTTCGTCAACCTAATGGTAATGGCACAGGTGGTCGGCCCTTGGCTGGTACTCTTGTTCCTGCTTACAGTCTTTGCCGGACTGATCAGCATCATCGACACCATGCTTATCAACAGCGCCAACATGATCGGCAGTGACGTACACGACTTCTTCAAGGGAAAGAATCCAGTTCTCTGGAGTCGAGTTGCGATGATCGTGTTTGCTACTATCGGCATCCTACTCGCAAACATCCCCGGTCTCGACTTGAATACTATCTTCCTCTTTGGTAAGACGTTCCAGCTCTGCTTCTTCATACCAGTGGTGATCGGCGTAGCTGCACCACACTTCCTTACAAAGGAAGGCTTCCTGGCCGGCGCCGCGGTCGGGTCTCTCATCGGTTCTCCACTGTACGTCTACGGCCTACTCTTCGGTGGCGGCCCAAACATCCAGGTAACTGGAACTATGGTGCAGGTATTCGGTGCGGGCATTGTATGCTACCTAGTCAGTAAGTATACTGCTAGAAAGCCAGACGACATCATCTATGACAACTAAGATACTCATAATGGGTCTGCCAGGGTCCGGAAAGACGACCCTGGCAAGAGACCTCGCTCCAATGCTCCAATCGGTACACTGGAATGCAGACTCGGTGAGGGCCAACATCAATACTCACCTAGGCTTCAGCCATCAAGACCGTGTAGAGCAGGCAAGGCGAATGGGTTGGCTCTGTGACCAGGTCGTAAAGTCTGGTCACTTTGCCATAGCCGACTTCGTATGCCCGACCAAAGATACGCGCGATGCTTTTGGATCGTGCTATACGATATGGATAGATACTATAAAGGCAGGTCGATTTGAGGATACTAACCAGATCTTCGACGCTCCATCTAAGTATGACTTTAGAGTAACGTCGCAGGACTCTAAGTACTGGTCTGCAGCTATCTACGATGATATACAGTATAAGATTGACCCATTCATTAGAGCATTTATGATAGGATTGAACAAATGAAAGCATGGAATAATAAAGCAGCTACCGTACAGCTTCTCGGCAGGTACCAGCCTTGGCACCCAGGACACACTGAGCTCTTCAAGAGGGCGCATGCAAAGACGGGTCAGGTAGCCATCATGGTGCGCGACACTGGAAATACCGACGACAAGAACCCTTTCGACTTCATCACGGTAAAGAACTGGATAGTTGAAGCACTCAGCAAAGAAGGCTTCATACACCAGTCAGACTATCAAGTAATCGAGGTGCCGAACATCGTAAACATAACTTACGGCAGGGACGTCGGCTATACCATTGAGAAAGAAGACTTCGACAAGGAGATCTTAAAGATCTCTGCTACTCAGATCCGCAAAGAGATGGGCCTATGAAGATGCTGATACTGGTCGGGCCGCAGGGTTCCGGCAACCATCTATTCTCAAAGATCTTCAGCATCCACGACGAAGTTCATGGTTGGAAAGAGTCGTTAGAACCAGAAGGATACTTTATACCTCACTGGTTTGAGCCTTTTAACGATTACTGGAACGACATGAGTCTAATCAGCAAAGATATGATGGACGGAAAAAAGTTTGCCGTGACCAGTATCAGCAACCCATATATGCGAGACTTTCTGCCAAAAGTACCAGAAGTAAACTTATTCATTAAGAAGCTAGGTGAAGTCGGCATTGAGTCACAGGTAGTAGTAATAG